AGGCGGCGTCAGCTTCGACTAAGCCATGCAGATGAGTCAAAACGACCGGGAATTGATCAATGAGTTGGTCAAGGAAAATCTTGAAACTACCAAAAAGTCAGGACTACCATTCTTCTAGTATTTAGTCATGTTGGATTTAGAAACTGTTCGCCAAGATATTCTCAAATGGAGTGAAACATTTGTGGAACGTCCACATCCGGCGCTGGGCGGGTGGCCTCCCTGTCCCTACGCACGCCAGGCACGACTGTCGGGCACTGTGTCAGTTGTGATTGGCCACAATCCCTATTTTGATCTCAAGACACGCAGTCAGTGGGGAATGGGCAAGTACGAAGTCATTGTGTATGTGTATGATCCTGCGGAGTGGCCCTACCAGCATTTTCATCAGCATATTGAATCAGCCAACAGAGAATTTTTGTTGCCTGCAGGTCTGCTGGCCCTGGAAGATCATCCCGACGACGCTGAAATTGTCAACGGCGTTGGCATGAATCAAGGCACCTATGCCCTTGTACTATGTCAAAGTCTCAGCAAGCTGGATGCTGCCGCTACACAAATGGCCAGCCGAGGGTTTTATCATGCCTGGCCCGAGGAATATCTCAAGCTGTTGTTTGCAAATCGTAGAGATCCGCGACAGAGTTGATTCTGCTGTCGCGTTGGCATAGCCAACGATAGCGTTCTACATCTCGACTCCATTCGGATCCGGTCCACCATTCAAAACCCAAAATTCGAGACTTGTACTGACTGCTGCGTTGGTATCCCGGGCCTAGATACACATGCTGATATCCAGCAGATTTGGCCCAGGCAATTTCGTGACCCAGACTGGTATCGCCTAGTCTAGCATCTGGATCCGCATAATCCCACACAAACAAACAAGTTTCTAGAGACGATTCAGTGTAATGACGCAGTTTGGTCCAGGCCACAAAATTGCCATCCAGTCTGTACTGTATAAATCGATCTTCGGGCAAATACTCACCTACTTCAAAATACTTGCGAAACTTTTTGTGATAACAATAGGCTGTGTATATGTGATCCATTTCAGTCAACGGCAGTGGATCAGTCATCACGGCCGCGCCTGGCAACAGTGAGTAGTTGGTGTCACGTGTGGCCACACGAGTGCTGCGGCACTGATACCAATGTGGTTGTCCCTGTTGAACTGTGATTAAAAATCCCTGTTCCAAGGCCTGATTGTATTCCTCTGGTGCAACATCAGTCAAACTGCAATCGAATACAAAACACTCGCCTTGCTCCTGGTGGCCAAATTTGTGGTTGAATATGATCTTCATGTAAATACCTTTACACTGTATTTAAAGGAATCACATGGACTTGTACACAATTTGGGCCAACAAACAAGGCGACATATCGGACCTAGACTGGGTCACAGGAATGAAAAGTTTTTTCGATCATTTGGTCTCGGAAGGCAAGATGGAATCATACAGAATCACTCGTTGCAAGATGGGCTTTCGATCAATTGCCGACATGCCAGAGTGGATGATTTTGATGGAGTTTCGAGATATGGCACAAATGGACTCGGCATTTAAACGAGTTGCTCCACTTGAGGGCGAACTCGAAGCCAAACACAAATCATTCAATCAGTTTGTTGCTGGAGATATACAACATGCCTTGTTTCGTGATTGGCCTGATCAGTTTTAACAGTTTGGCTGCTTTTGCTTTTTGCAGGGCAGCTAATCTTTTTGCTGTTCTTTCTGACCTTTAAGGGTCTGTCTCACGTTCTTTCATTTTATCTCTGCGCTTTTACTTACCAGCTAGTATTCGAGATCTCTAACGAGATCTATTGATTCGCTTGCGCTCATCAATGTTTTTTCTTGTTTGAACGATATCAAGAGCGAAGCGATTTTAGCTATTATCCAGATTAATTGGTCATAGTTCACCGTATGCACGGTGAACATGATCTTGCCATTATCCGAGTAGCATAGTCATTTATTATAAAGAGATTTGTATTTTCATACAGCAGAGGCGGTTGACCGGTACCCCTTACTCTAGCTTCACATATCAACGGAACCCTAGTGACCCGATAATAAATCCAAGTCCTACGAGCATGAGTTGTATCTTTTTCACAGAGCTCAAACCATTTGTTGCCTTAAGTTAGCAATTGCCTTTGACGCCCAAGTCTGGACCGGGTATTGCACCGTTCCTCAATGGGGATCAGCCATGTCGCTGATCACAGAGTCTATGAGTTGCCTGTCTATGTTAAATTTTGTTTTTTATGTGGCTGCCGTGTATGCGGCAAACTATCTGCCCGTTATACCAGTCGTCTGACTCCAGTACTTTGTGACGAAATTGTTCGCGAGCTTCGACATAGCTGCATTCTGCTTTTGATCGACAATAAAATAATATTTCTCTTGTGAAGTTTTCTACACCTAAGCGTGCAATATCTTGATTGAGTTCTGTGTTTGATCCATAGTATAGCTGCCAGTCTGAATCTATTTTGCTCTTGATTTTCTTACGCTTCTTGTTGCCATTCTTTAATTTTACTACTCGATATGTTGTTCGGCTAAATTTTGCTAGTTTTTTTCCAATATATTTTTTGCCTGATACGTTGTTTGTAATTAGATAAACAAACCCGACACAATTTTCGGGCAATGCTTCAATTTCGATGTTTTCATACAGCCATGACATGGACTAGTAATTATCGACTCTAATAGATTATATGTTTTTTTCATAGATCCATCCCAATCCATTGGTTTCTAAATTGTAAATCCAGGTAAATGTGGGCCATGTACATTCCAAAAACCACTCTCCGTTGAATCCCAAGTAGTTGGAATGTATAACAGGCTCCACTGTGATATTGTTTTCTTGAGCATAGAGATAATAACCCGCTGAGTATTCGGGCCGATACCGGGTCGCATGCATAAAACTTTGATAATGAAATCCCTCAATTCCTATGCTGTCAACTGTCACTGCCTTGTCTTTGCCGTTTTGACTGTCTGCATCTGTCTTGTTGGTCAACCGTATACTGAGTCGATTGACATCTTCAGCAGGCAACGTCCAATCAAACTGTGCAGATTCGATCAAAAAACCAGCAAACAGCACTGCATCATTGAATTTGATGGTGATTTCGGGTGGATCTTGCCAGAACACCGGCGACAGGGCAAGATCTAGTTTGATATCACGCACCTGAGTATCCATAGCTATTCAATAACTCATACAGCTCAACAGAATAATCTTTAAGATTAATCTTTTTCAGTTTGTCCCATTGGTCCAGCTTTGCAGCACACTTAGTCAACAGTTCATCAGCGTTTGCCGGTGCCGGTATCTGTGTAAACTTTATAATACTTTCGCACTCGTTGCGAATGCTGGCATTTATCTTGTTTGGATCTTTTTGATTGATCAATTGTGCGCCAGAATCGCCTGGTAACCGATTCAATATCTGTTGAACGTCTTGTTGAATTTGCATCTTGACTGTGTCGGGCAGCAAGGTTCCCGACTGCCACTGCGGCTGAACCAGTAAACTATTGTCAATGGGGATTCCTTGACTCCATGCCCAACTAATCAAATTGGCGTAGTCTGGCAAACTCAACATGCTAGGCACAGTGCGAATTACCAGAGCCATATTGTCGGGTCTTTGCTGATTAAGTCCTTCGATGTTTGCAAGTATTTGTTTGATGTTGCCGCCCTGACGTATGTAATCGCCCATGACACCGACACTTTCAATACTAATACCAATCTCACTACGATTAAATTTGCTCAAGCGATCAAAGTATCTTGTATAATCAAGACTGCCGTTGATTGTAAAACTAAAGTTAACCGACTGTGCCAACCCGCGATCAACAAAATAATTAATCAACCAGTCAAACTTGGGCATTAACGCTACTTCGCCACCAATCACATGTATCACGCGAATGCCATTGCCGTGGGTGTCTAGGAAGTCCACAAAGTTTTTCCACCCACTGGGATCATCGGCCCAGTGTCCAAATGTGTCATCTTTGTTAACCCAGTTGAGCTGTTTGAATTCATGTTGCAGTTTGCTACTGGCCCAAGGCTTGCACATACGGCAGGCAAAATTACAAGCATCGCCTAGATTGATATGTAAACTGTGTGGAGTTGTTTGCGTAAAGCCTTGATTGTGTTCACTGTATTTGAATCTGTGATAGTTGGGACTCTGTGTAAAACTGCGATCAAACGCATCTAAAAAGATTACAGATTTGATATTTTCTTTGCGTCGAGTACTTTCATACCCCACTGAATCCTTTTGTTGACATATACGGCACATGGAATCTGGCTCTGTGCCCAGTTTTCTTAGCCGGGCTTCCCTCATACGGTCGCCATTCCAATAATCTGGAATTGTCAATTTCTTAATATTCCAGTACTGTCCCAACTCTGTGCCTAGAATTTTGTCATTCTGACAGCCGCACAGATCAAAACTTCCATCATTGTTGATGTTGAGTTCATACCATGGAACTCCGCAGAATATTTTACTGTGGGCCATTCTTACACTTTAGTTGACAAATGGTCAATGGAGCAGTGTCAAAACTGTCCACAAGTTTCTTCCACAAAGCAACATCATTGATTATTTCAAAAAATGATCTATTTTTTATGAGCAATTGATCTCGATTCTCTTGTATAAAGTTGTTGTCCTGATATCCATTGTTAAACCACGGGCATGGTGACACTAATCCATCGACTCCGATGAATAAATCTTTTTTGTAATTTAAACAACGTGCCCAGGCATGCGGTAATATCGGGGTTGGTATGGCCATAGGTGTGTATTTATTTGTGTCTAGGTCTTCGACCATAGTATTATAAATCAAAGTTTCGGCCACATAGTTCTTGTCAGGTTTCAATGAATCTAGTCCATTGACAGCATATCTGCCATCAAACTTAGAACTTTTTACAGTCTGAAATCGATTGCAGCCTAAACTTGTTGCTAGATCTTTAATGTGGGCGATTTTATCTTGGTTAAATGCAAAATAGATAGCAGACCATTGTATTATACAAGGACTACTTGATCTAAGTGATTTAATTCCTTGTATGATGCTGTCAAAGTTACAGTTGACTCTATATTGTTCGTTACTTTCTTGGTCCCAACCATCCACACTGAATGTAACTTGGTCGTTGGATTCCAACATGCCACCCAAGCATTGCCACCAATTATCTTTTTTGTAACTGCCATTGGTGACTATTCGAATTCTACTGGAACTATTTTGTTTAATATAAGCAATGATTTCTAAAAAGTCAGTGGCATATATAGGGTCGCCTATGTCCCCGCAGAATATAAAGTTTTCAATTTTGGAGATCACATCCACAGGAAATCCTGTTTTAAATTCAACCAACGATATATCTCGATTTACACGATCAAGCCGCAGCTCAGTGCGTGGGCATCTAGGACATTTAAGAGTGCATTTACTACTGATTTCTAAATGAACAGTGCGATAGTTAAACAATTTCTACATCCGTGTTGTAAGTGGTAAAACCACCCTCTTTGATGACCTTGAGTATATTTTCAACACGACCGGCTAGCTCGTCCCGATGACTGACCAACCAAATTGATTTGTGTCGTTCACGACTCATGTGTTTGAGCAAGGCCAAGGCATTTTCAACACCGGCTGTGTCAAGTCCGTTGTCGATCATTTCGTCAATGAACAACAGGTTGATGGGTTGATACAGACTTTCAAACACATCACGGAAGGCCCAGCTCATGCTGAGAATCAATCGATTGCGTTCGCCGCGACTCAAGTTATCAAAGTCGAGCTCTCGTCCTAGTTCTTCGATGCTTACAGTTAAGTCGTTTTGGAATACCACAGTATGGGGCAAGCCAATCCTATCCAAGTAGTGTGTGAGTCTGGCATTGAGATAACTGAGATTCTGTTCCATGATCTTTTTGCGCACAAAACTATCCTTTGATGTCAAGAGTTTGAGCAAGAATTCTTGATGTTCTTGTAGTCTAGTCAGCTCGTTGAGTGTGTCATAGCTTATCACCTGCAAGGCTTGAGCCTGCATTTCCTCTATTTGTTCGGCATACGGGTCTGTTTCGGTCTGTTTGGCGGCAATCTGCTGTTCCAAGTTTAACACAGTGGCTTGATGTTGGATGGCATCACTTTCTTTATCATAGAACATCTTGGGAGGTTGACCCAGCGAGCCCAGGCTGTGGTGAGCCGCCTCAAGTTCAGACAACAGGGCGCTGTATTCTGCGCAATTTGCTCGGGCCGTTGCCAAGTCTGCTTGTTTTGCTGCCACGACCTGTTGGTGCTTGGCGTCACGGAAGGCCTGGCCGCAGGTATGACACTCGTGATTTTCAAGGGTTTTGAGTTCGTTTGATAGTTTAGCTGCTGTTTTTTCTTCTCTACCGACATCCATCTTGACACGAGAGATTTGAGTTGCCAGTTCATTTAAATCCTTGCGCTTTTGGTCCCATGCCCGGTGCTCCTGGTGCGCTGCAATCTCGTCTTTGATTTGTATATTTTGCAACAACTTGAGGGTTTTCTCGAGTTCCGCGATATCTTCATCATGTTTGTTTGACCACAATGTTTGTCTACGCTTCAGTGCGTTAATCTGTTCTTCGATACGCCGGTTGGCTTCTTGCTCGGCACGGATGCGGAATTCTTCTTGGGTAATTTTATCTTTAGTTTGACGATTGAGTTCCTTGATACGATCAGCACGTTCACTCAGCTGTGTTATGCCCAACAACTGCTCAATGATAGTGCGTTGATCATTGGCTTTGAGACTTAAAAATGGTTCTGTGTATGTGTTCAGAGCCATGATATGTCGGAACATGTCGTGACTCATGCCTAACACATAGTCTATAGCATCCTGTGTTTCACGACTATCCCCTTGTGCATCGTCGGTGGCCTGTTGTTCTTCGTTGTTGACATAAAACTTCAGCATATTGGGTTTGCGACCACGTTCAATTCTATAGTTTCGACCGTTCACTGCAAAGTCTAGACCCACCAACATATTTTTGCCGTTGGTTTTGTTTACAAGATTATCTTTGCGAATATTACTCAATGCATTTCCGTACAATGCATAGCTCAGTGCATTGATGATAGTGGTCTTGCCGGTGCCGTTTCTAGATCCATCTCCACCTAGATCTAAGTTTTCACCCAATACCAACGTGAGATCCTTGCGATCAAAGTCAATACCTTGTGTAGCATTGCCCACACTCATAAAATTACGGACTATTAATTTTTTTATCTGGATCATATATTTTTATTATACACATATCCCATTGCGTTTGCAATCTCAGGATGGGTTTCGAAAAAGTTTTCTTGCCTTACTGAATCAAAGTATTTGGTTTTGTCTCTGAACAAGCTACCGTCGCTGTCTGGATAGCTGTTGATTGATGTTATTATGTTTTTTAATTCTGACCAGGGATGATTTTGATATTTTTTAATCAATTCGTTTTTAGCAGTCCTAGTCAAGTTTTTAATTGAAAACTCTTCCGGGAAATGCACATACAACGGATTCACTTTTAGTCCAAGAGAAGAGGCCCAGTCGACTAACTCCCCAATATAGAAAATATTCATGATATTAATAGCTGGCATGACACTGATGGACAAGTTGGGTAGATTCAGTTTCAGTAGTTGTTTGATATTTTGTTCGACCTTGGACCATGATCCGCCGCGCTCAAGCTCAAATCTCGGACCAACGTTATCGATGCTGACCTGTAAATCAATGTGCTGAAAATATTTCCAATATTCAATTAAATGTTCTGGATAAACAGAGCCATTGGTGTTGTAGTGTAATCGTATATGTTTGGCATGACCTTGTTCAATCGCACTGTTCAAAAAAGAGTTGAATTTTTTTATTAAAAAAGGTTCTCCGCCGTACATGTCAACATTTCTCAAAGTTGGTAACAGTGCGATCAGCTGTTCAACACACCGGTCATCGTTGCCCCACTGTTTTATCGCAGGTGGGTTGATTTTTAAAACTCGACTGAGTTCGTCAGCATACAATGAACTTGATTCCGGGTTACAAATACGACATTTGAAATTACAGGCATTTCCGGGTTTGAGATCCAAGCTGGCAATTTTTGGTTCAGACAAAAATTCTGTCATCAAGGACTTTTTCAACAAGCCTACATTATATTTTCGATTACTAGACAATCCCTGCTGTTCGTTATTCCAACAAATTTTACAACCCCTGGGTTTTTGCCCAGATAAAAATTCATTTCTAAGAGCAATCATGTCATGACTATTGAATGTGTCACTCAAGGTTTGTGTGTCAATGTTACCAAAATTACCTTGAAAAACACAACATGGACGAATATTGCCGCTGTTATCCACTTCCAGGTGCATCCAAGGCAACGGGCAAACTGATTCGGGCAACACATAATTTTCCAATAAATTGCCAGTATTGCGCAATAATGGGACGGTCAAAGTTTGGAACGGCACCGGGTCCGTAGAATGATTGTTGGCAGTGTCCGTTACCATGCTTGAAATATCGTATGGAGAACACAATAAAATAAAATAATTTGAAATATCTATCAAGCTGGCAGCTTGGTACAGATGTATCAACACGCTGGTTGGTATCTCCCACGAAGTATAAAATACCAAACGATCGTTTGGTTCAAATGATGCCTGATAGTGTTTTTGAAAAATTTGATATATTTCTTGCGGTGACGAAGTTACATCACCTAAATCTACAAATGATTTTATGTTATACTGAGACGTCAGTGTACTGTATAACTCTCTAATAGAATCGTTTTCTAATGGCATTATAGATTCTGATAAATTTGTAACAGCAGTTTGGAATCGTAAAATTTGCTTTTGATATTTGTGAGTTGATCTGTGATGATTTGATCAACACTTTCAAACTTTACTTCCTCTGGTGCCATGTCGGTGTCCACTGAACTGTTCTTTCTAGGGATCAATGCCATTTCTCTCAACTCATACTGTTGGATAAAAGTGTTTTTGATAAAGTTTGCTTCTTCGCAACTGATTTCAATGTCCAGTTCTACACGTACATACATGTTCTTGCCCAACAGTGTGGGCGCATTGTCAATGAGATTGCCTGGCTTGAGTACACGATACCGTGGTTGATTGGGCCAGGCATGATACATAGGATCTTGCCCCCACTCTAAGATAGTTAATCCACGTTCGTCGCCGCCTAGATCTAAGTTTTCGCCCAGCACAAGTGTGAAATCTCTGCGACCTAAGTTGCTGCGACCTAAGTCGATGGCCTGTGTGGCGTTGCTTATGCTCATGAAGTTTTTGACAGTGTGATCTCGTATTTGTATCATAAATCAGGAGCCTCGATTTTTATGTATTGTAACACATCTTTTGCGTTTGTAAAATACTCAAGTTGGTGGAATGGCATCTCTTTTTGGAAATATCTTTCTAATCTACCATTGATGTAACTTTCCTGGAGCAAAGATAATTTGGGTATAGAAATATTTCTGCCCAAGATCACATCTTTCACAATGTCGTCGCACTGTGTTTTGTGTGTTATGAATGGAATTTTAGACAGAAATTTTGAGTGCAATTCAAACAACCACGATCCTGTGTTCAATGGTCGTTCTAGCCAAACAGATATTTGTTGTAACACAGCACCAAATTGATCATAGTGATATATGTCTTTAAATTTTATTTCGAAACACTGGGCCAATGGCACCGATATCATGTCTTGTAGTTTTATCCAATATCCATTGATGCCAGGATCTCTAAAACCAAATTTAAAAAACTCTCGCAACACATTTCGAGGTATGCTATCTTGCTCTCGGTCTAGATAATCGTAGGCAAGATAAATTTTTTCTAGTGTATCTGCATAGTATCTATTGTTTAATTTTTCAACGGTTGAAATGTGCAAGGTATTGTTGTCGATGTTAAGATCCGCGGCTCTTAACAAACTCAAGCTGGACACCAGCAAGAGATCGTCTTGATCGAAAACGATCCTGATAGATTTGGGTGCATTGCTTGTTGTCAACGGATCGTTTTCAAACCAGTGTCCGCAAACTATCTCTCTACGATCTAGATAATCTTTTGGACAACAGTGACTGGTTCCTATCGACGTGAAAGGATCGAACTCTTTTTCATAATAGCCTAAAGATCGATTCAAAATATATTCAACAAAATGTCCGTGTGTTCCGGCTACAAAATCCAACGGTATCATGCAATTTTTTTTAGATTGATTTCGTAAAACATATTTTCAGCATCATAATGAAATTTGGTAACAGTATGATTGATATTTTTCAAAAAATTAAACCAGGGCATTAGACGATCCTGGATCCTAGAGTCGTTAATAAATCGTAAATTACCTCTTATGATAATTTTGTTGGGATCATACTTGGCAGAGATGTCGTTGATGATATGACCAATCTGAAAAAGATCACGATATTTCAGCAACGATGATCGATCCATGACAATCACAGGACTGGCATCGAGTATCAAGCGGGGCCATACAGGGATATCAGAACGATCATCAATCAGTGCCGTAAATTTTTCTCGACCAAGCAGAAAACTTTTAGCGGACGTCAGTGTTTCGAGCATGATCACGGGCTTGTTGAATATCTCGGCATAGTGCCAGCCACAGCAATCAACAACAATGACCGGGGCACTTTCTTTGCTGATATCAACAAGATCATCCGCCTCGTCTAGCCGCATCGGGTAAACATGGTCAAAAAAACTCTGTCTATTTTGATCAGTGGTTCGAGTTTGTTGCATATTCCGCATATAACCAAGTCAATGGTTGCACAAAGTTGTAAAATCTTCCCCTATCCTCATCAAAAAATCCTTTTTTCTTCACAGAGAATCCGATCTCTGCCAGACAATGTTCTAACCAACACAATAATTCAACACCTGGGGTATCGTTTTGATTTTTAGAAGAGTAACTAGTGTCATTACCCTTGATTTGATAACGATTGATCCCGACGTACAGACATTTGATGTTTTTTGCCGAAAAGTCTCGTAGTTGTTGTCTGATTTCGCTGAGCCATAGAGACCGATTAAAAAATATCAAACCAAAATCGCTTTGAGGGTCGATATTGCAAAATCTATCAAAACCCGTGTTGTCTCCGTGGATACGCACTGATCGTTCCTGTACCAGATCCAATATCAATCGGTCCTGGTCACATAAATTCGATCCCAGTTGCACATCACGCCAGGTCATAGGTTTTGATATATTTTAAGTAACAGTTTAGGATCGTAAAATTCGCTCTCAATGTTGCTAAGTTGATCAGTTACAATCTGATCCACGCTTTCAAATTTTACTTCGCCAGGGGCCAAGTCAATATCAATGTCTGTGTGTTTGCTAGGAATCAAGGCCATTTCTCGCAGACTGTGTTCTCGAACAAAAGTATCTTTGATAAAGTTTGCTTCTTCGTAACTGATATCAATGTCCAATTCTACACGCACATGCATGTTGGGTCGTAGTATGTTGTCACCGTGATCAATGACTTCACTTAATTTCATTACACGATACAACGGCTGCTCAGGCCAAGCAAAGTACTGATCCTCACCTCCCCATTCCTTAATCATCATGCCGCGAGCTTCATCACCGGCATCGGCAAAATTGTGCGGAAAGCAGTTGCCGATATAGTTGATGTTCTTTTTGCTTTGTCGCAAATGGAAATGTCCTGAGTAAACACTTTCAATGCCGCTAAAGTTTTCCACTTTGAGTTCGCCGTGATCTGGCATTTCTACCATGGCGTTCATTTTGAAATGTGGCAGTTCAAAATGACCAAACATGTATCGAGCCTGCATTTGGGCCAGTCGCTTGTGATCGTCGCCCACCAGCCACGGAGCAATAACAACATCACCATCTTGAAAAAAATCATTGACAATGACAATATTGGGAATGTGTCGGGCCCACTCGGTGCTGTAGATATCTCGTTTGTCTCGATAAAACAGATCGTGATTGCCAGGAATAAAATAAAAACGATCGAATGCCTTGCTCAGTTTTTCCAGACTACGTAGACTGTATTGTAGTGTCTGCAGGTTGATGGCCGCACGTTGGTGGCTCCAATCGCCTAGAAACATGCCAGTTTCGCATCCGTGCTCTCGGGCTGTGGCAATAAACCAGTCGATAAAATTGCTACAGTCTTGATTGTGGACAACACTGTTGGATTTAAGACCAAAGTGGATATCAGTCATGACCGCTGTTTTTTTAAACAGATTCATACAAAGTATATTAGTTTTCTTAATTGTAAACTATTCATAGGAAACTTGTCAAGCCCATCACACTGTATTTCAAAATTTTGATTTTTCAATTGCCATATCATTCATCCAGACTAGAAGTAACCGGGCCACTCATAGCAGCCATCGAGTGTTTGCCCGAGTTCTGTCGAGTCCAAGAGGGATCGAGTCCGGCCTGTTCCAAAAGGTCGTCACGAATGTTCTGATTTTTCTTTTCCAAATTCAAGATACGAGTAAAGCTGTTGGTGATGGCAGCGGTGTAGTAAGCAAAAGGGTTCTGCGATTTTGATTCGTCGAACTGCAGGCCAATTTGAGTGAGTTGTAGCAGAGCCTGGCCGCGCATTTCTTCATTGTAGGTATACCCTCTCCAGTTGCTTCTTGTGGCATAACGTTCACACAGCTTCATGTACATGACGGCCAAGGTACGTGTGACCTGTCCGTGATCCTTGCTGAATTCACCTGTTTCAAAATCGCCACGCCAGTGACTCTTGCCCACTTGATAAGGCACCCTGTTTTCATCTATTCTATAATGATAGAATGGCGGAAAGTTTAGGCGCACATGTTTTTCGTCCAGTACTGGAATATCCAACAATCCATCCAACTCAGCATCTTCTTCTGGCGGATCTAGATCAAAAATATCTTCAATTCGTTTCTTTTTTGTGGCTGTTTTAGGAACTTTTTTAGGTGCCATGGGTATGTGTTCCCAGCAGGTGACTCGAAACACCAGGTCGGTGTTGGGGATCTTTTTTGGATCAACTACTGCGCCAGTTTCGCGTTTGAGACGATCTGCACGATTACGCTTGGCTTCGGCTATTGTGCGCTGATTGATCTTGGCCACGCTGGGCAGAATAATGTCGTATTGGTGATCGGTTACAGCGTTTTGAAAACTACAATATGTATTCTTGCTAAGGTGTATCTGTTTCAGGATATCTTTATTGTTGAGATAATTGATTTTGGACGGTGCGCCGGGAACTAGTGATGTGGTCACAAACAGGGTCTCCTATAACGTATTTGTATTTATTATAGCATGAAAACCACATCCGTCAATCTTTTTATAAACTATGTCTATTTTGTTTTGGGTAAATACACAATGCTGAACACTGAAACACAATCAACTGTAGAACCACAACTGCCGGCAACAGCGGACAATAGGCCGTCTTTGAAAGACTTGGCAAAAATCAAACACATCTTTGGCCCCGGTGTTTATATCAAAGCATTTTTTGTGCCCAAGGGAATAGCAGTGATCACCAAGGCCTTTAGAGAAGATCACATAACCATTTTGGCCAAAGGATCAGTGATAGTTGAAGATCCAAACGGAAAGTGTATCAAGTATATTGCACCGGCTCACACAGTGTTTCAAGAAGACACTCGCTATAGATGCACATGTGTTGAAGATGCAGTGTGGTATTGCATACACCCCACCAACGAAACTGACCAAGATCTGTTGATCAAGCGGTATGAATAACAGGAACACAGAGTCATGGCAGAAATAGCAGAAATAGCAGAAATAGCAGAGGTTGGTCTCGACTTTGGAGGAATTACAGAGGCAGCAGATGTTGGCTCTTTTATCGAAACTAGTTCTGAAGCAGTTAACTATGGCACCGAGTACCTGTCCGATGTTGGAGACTCATTGGGGTCTTGGGATCAAGTGGGAAACTTTGCTGGCAATTCTGATTTTGTCACCGCAACGGATCCCAGCAGCATAGTACAATCGGCATCGGCTGCCGATTTTGGTCCAGTTACACAAATCTTTGACGACGGCTCTGCTCTAACCACTGCGGCCGACGGAGCAATAACATTCACCAATGCTCCCAGTTATACATTAGAAACACTACAGTTCCGAGCCGGTCAGGTCTTTGACAGCATTTCTCAATCACTGAGTCAAACTTTTAGCCCGGCTAATATCAACAAAACAGTTAGCGGATATTCTACCAACTTGGTTAATCAAACAGTAAAACAGGCTGTGGCCGCTGTGGTTCCGCCTGCACTACAACCTTATGCCAATCAAGCCGTTGGCCAGGTCACACGATCTATCAGCACAGTCGCTAAACCAACCAATGCCGGACCTTCGTTTCAACAATTCGATGACGGGTCATCGTTGCAAACATTCGAAGACGGCTCTACTTTGGCCATTGATGCTGATGGAAAGACAACTTCCACACCTGCACCAACCGACTATGCCACAACAAGAACCGTAAACGCTGCTGGCGGAGTTGTACAAACATTCGACGATGGATCCAGGTTGACCACATTTCCAGATGGTAGAACTGTTGCAACCCCGGCCACGCCAGATCCACAATCATTGACACAGTCATTGACTCAAGCTGTGAACCAAGTAGTTAGATCATTTACTCCTGGCACAGTTAACGATCCCAGTTTGGCCACACCACCGTTGTCGTCGACTACTCCAGCAGCAGCGGCCGGCTCAATTCTCGGAGGTACAGCAGCCGCAAACGCCGTTGCCGATGTTGCAGCCCGAGCTCAAGGACTATTAAGACAAGCGCAGCAACAACAGACAGCAAGAGTTCAAAGCAATACCAATGCAGCCACCGGTGATTGGCGTGTAAGATTGCAGTTGGCCGCTTCGTCAACATATTTGTACAACGCATCAGATTGTGGTCCATTACTTTGGCCCTTGCGTGACACCAATGGTGTTATATTTCCATATACACCAACAATAGACACAGCATACAAGGCCAACTATACAGCGTATGATCTTACACACTCAAACTACCGTGGGTATTTTTATCAAAACAGCCATGTGGAAAGTATCAATGTCAAGGGTATATTTACTGCACAAGACACTGTTGAAGCCAACTATCTTTTGGCCGTGATACATTTTTTTAGATCAGTTACCAAGATGTTTTATGGACAAGATGCACAGCGTGGATCGCCGCCGCCTTTGGTATTTCTCAGCGGTCTGGGAGAT